TAGCTAGGTTTCATTCCCTGTACCTAGTTATAAAGCAGATAATGAAGCAGTAGCTTTGTTTCATTCATTCATCTAAACTCCGAAGCTACTGCTATCTGCATTTATAGTAAAAATCACTATAAATACTTGCAATACATTTCATAACTGTTAATCTTAGATTATGAATGAAACAAACAAGGAGAACAAAATGAATAAAGTACACGGTATAATTTTGAATCACGAATATCAATTTGTAATTCACGATAAAGATTGTAAGGAATATTTAAGTCCAAGATTATCAGCTCTTGATAAAGCACAATATGATTCTGCCTATATTGACAGATTTTTGACTGACTTAGATTTAGACAGTAAAGAAGAAAAAGAAAACTTGTCTAAGGTCATATCACAAGACCTTTGGGGTGGGGATTCATTATTAACAACTTATGTGTATATGAAATGTACAGGTAGAGTATCAAGAAAAAAATTTGAAAGTGTTTTTTGGGATAACTATCCAACTTCTTATGAAGAAGTACGAGATTCACTTTATACAACAGATTATAACTTTATTAGAAAAAGTATGTATCAAAATGGAGATTACAAATTCTAAATAAAATAACAAAAGCAATTAAGCCACCTACATTGGTGGCTTTTTTGTTATAGTAAACCTATGGCAAGTTTATCAAGCATAAGGTCAGGTCTCTCAACGAGACTTGCAACAATTTCAGGACTAAGTGTTTATTCCTATGTTCCTGATTCAATAGAGCCACCAACTGCCGTAGTTGGAGTAATGAGTTCAGTAGATTATGATTCTACAATGTCTCGTGGCTCAGATTCATACGAAATACCTCTTTATCTTTATGTTTCACGAGTTGACGCAGAATTATCGCAAGATTCTCTTGATGAATTTCTTGCAGGAAGTGGAAGCTCAAGTATAAAACAAGCAATAGAAGGAGACTCAACACTTGGTGGTGTGGTATCTTCTGCTAGAGTTGTTGAAGCAAGTAATTATGGTGTATATACTATAAACAGTATTGATTACTTAGGCGTAGAATTTAGCGTGGAGATAATAACATAATGTATGAAGTTGTAAATGGCATAACAGTCGAAGATAAATATTTTGCTCAAGGCGAAATTATCGATAATAAAAAAGTGCCACAAAAAAGTATTAAGTGGCTTCTCGAACAAGGTATGCTTATCAAGATAGATAAAGCATATAAAGAAAAAAAATTAGCAGAAGCTAGTAAAGTAAGAGCAAGAGATGATAAAGGACACTTTATTGCAGACGACCCTTCCACCGAAAAAAACGAAGCGTGGATAGAAAAGGAAGAAGAATAATGGACAAAGAATTTAAGTCGGTAAATTTTGCTTTAGATACAGAAGCCGAAGGAAAAGTAGAAGCAGTATTCTCAGTATTTAATACAGTCGATTCAGACGGAGATGTTGTTGTACCCAACTCATTAAAATCAGCTTGGGGAGAGAGTAAAGAAGTACCAATGGTTTGGTCTCACAAGTGGGAGTCGCCAATAGGTAAAGCTACTATTTCACAAGACGAAGAAAAAGCAGTAGCTAAAGGAGAATTTTTCTTAGATACAGAAGCAGGACAAGAAGCATATAAACTTGTAAAAGCTATGGGAGACTTACAACAATGGTCATTCGGATTCCAAGTAGATGACGCAGAAGAAGGTCAGTTCACAAAAGACGGGCAATCTACAAACGTCAGGTACATAAAATCTGCAACTGTTTACGAAGTATCTCCAGTACTGGTTGGTGCAAATCAATTAACTCACACACTATCAGTCAAAGAGAAAAAAGAACAAGATGTAAAAAATGTTGAATCGGGTCTTAGATTCACAGATGAAGCCAAGAGTGTGCTTAACACAATCGACAGTTTCATTGATAGAGCAAAAGAACTTACTTCTTTACGCTTAGAAAAAGGCAAAATGTTATCCAAGTCTGCTCAAGATTCACTTATGCAGATTCAAGACCGAATCCAAGAAGTCTATAACGATTTAGACTCAATTCTTGGACTAGGTGCAGAACAAGAAGAAGCAAAGCAACCTTCTGATGAATTAGACAAACTATGGTTAACAACTCAAGAAGTCTTGGCACAAAGTCAAGGCATAACTATTGAAGGAGAAAAGGAATGAGTAAATTAACAGAACTCAATCAGGAACTCCACGCATTAAGAGAAACACAGTTTGGTGCTATCAAAGAAATGAAGGACACTTTTGAAGGTGGCTCAGAAATTTCTGTTGAAAAAAAACAAGCTATCGAAGATAGAAATATCGAGATTGAAAAACTTAATGAAAAAGTAAACGAGTTAAACGCTCTTGAAGTTCAAGAAGCAAGACTTGAGGACGCATTAGTAAAAGGCAAAGAAGTTAAATCAATGCCAATCCACAATGACGAGCCAAAAGAAGTAAGAAAATCTCTTGGTGGTCAATTTATGGACTCTAATGCTTACAAAAGTTTTATGGATAATGGACAAAAGAACATTAACTCCGAACTTAAGTGGAATCCACAAGTAGAATTAAAAACTACTTTAACAGAATCAGGTTACCCACCTGCAGTTACAAGGTCAGACTTAGTAGTACCAACTGCTACACTTGACCCATTACAAATACCTGACCTTATTGATACAATCACAACTGATAACTATCAATACAAGTATTTGGAAGAAACAACATTCACTAACAATGCTACTGCAACTGCCGAAGGCTCAGCTTTAGGCGAAAACGCATTAGCTTTTACAGAAAGAACAGAGAACATTCGTAAGATTGGTGCTTTCCTTCCTGTAACAGAAGAATTGTTAGCTGACGTTTCAGCAGTACAAGGTTATCTTGATTCAAGATTACAAACAATGGTTAGACTAGCCGTCTCAGACCAAATGGTCGGTGGCTCAGGCTCAGGTGCTAACCTAACAGGTATCTTGAATAAATCAGGAATCAACACTTTTGATTTCTCAAGTTTCTCAGGAAACCTAAAAAGAATTGGTCAAGTTTATGAAGCAATTACTGAAATTCAGAAAGATAGCTTCTTAACACCTGACGCAATTATTATGCACCCTTCCGACTGGTATCAACTAGTTACCGAAGTCAATGCAGTTACAACAAGTGGTAGCTTAAACCCTCTATTTGTTGGTGCAGGACAATTCGGTGGTGGCGTTGCACCTACCCTTTGGGGACTGCCTGTTGTATTATCAACAGAAGCAGGTGCAGGTACAGTTATTGTTGGTGTATTCGGTGGTGGACAAGCAATTCACGTTGTCGCAAGACAAGGTATGGAAGTTGCTATGTCTGACTCACATGATGAGAACTTCGTAAAAGACATTGTCGTTATGAAGGCAACAGTAAGACTCGGTATGCCTATTTATAGAGCTACTGCGTTCTGTACAATCACAAACTTCTAAGAAATTAGATAAAATGGCTTTGATGTCCCATTCATCTTATGAGGGTGGGACATTAAGCAAGAAGGAAATTATGATATTAAAAAAAGATATTTGGTGTAATGACAAAGGCGAATGTGTTGAATCAAATGACGGACTTCCTAAAGGTTGGAATAAAGGTAAACTAATGGGTCGTGCAGGTCAAGAGATGAATGACGCAGATTATAAAGCTCTTAAATTTGTTACAACCAAAGCAAAAGCACCTAAAGAAAATAAAGCTAAGTAGGTCTTAAATGGCTCATACTCAGTATGTCGACAAAGATGATTTAAAAGCATATATTGGATTAACAGGTACGGCACAAGATAACAATATAGATACTGCTATTGATTCTGCTTCAAGATTAATTGATAGTGTATGTGGTAGGAAATTCTCTCAAGATGATAGTGTTGTTGTAAAAACTTTTACACCTAAAAGCTCTATCTATCTTGATACACCTGACATCTCTACTACTACTGGTCTAATAGTCAAGACAGATGACAATGATGACGGAACTTTTGAAACTACATTAACTTTAAATACTGACTACATTGTTGAGCCAACAAATCCTAGAGTCATAAAGATTACTGGTGGCACAACGTACTACGAGCCTTACAACAAGATTACTATTCTTGATACAAGAAGCTCAGAGAGATTTGACCCAACAATAAAAAACAATATACAAATTACTGCGAAGTGGGGTTATTCAGCAGTCCCCGAAGATATAAAGACTGCAACATTAATACAAGCTCTTAGATACTTTAAGAGAAAAGATACTCCCTTCAATACCTATGGAGATATAAATACAGGCGTTAGTGAACTCTTTTCACGTCTTGACCCTGATGTCCAAACCATACTCAAAGGACACAAAAAAGTCACACTAAGTGGCACAATTCTATAATTATTTCTAAATAATTTGTTAGTATGTCTTTATGGCTACTAGAAGTGACTTCCAAATAAATGGAATGACTCAAATAAAAAGAAAATTACAAAACGCAGGTTTCACTCTTATACCTTTGCGTCATCTTATGAATGAACACTCAGAAGCTATTGTTGAAGAAGCAAAGAAAGTTGTGCCTGTTGATACTGGTAAATTACAGAAATCTATTAAGGCTAAGAATGTTGCTATGCGAGGAAGGTTGCCTACATCAGTCAAGGTAGAAGCGACTGCACCACATTCAGCTTTTGTACACGGAAACTTTAAAAGACTTCCTAATGGTTATAGATTGCCACCAAAGAAGAACAGAAAAAACTGGGGTGGTGCTAACTGGAGAACTAAACCACACTATCCACCAATACAACCAATAGAAGAATGGGCTAGTCGAAAAACAGATGTCAACCCTTATTCTGTGGTAAACTCCATTAACGAGAGAGGAACTCCCTTAGTTCCATTCTTACTTATAGCTGAAAAGAACACAAGAAAAGAGCGTAGGAAAATAACACGCAGAGTTTCAGCAGAGATTTCTTTGGCTTGGAAATTAAAAAAGTAAGGCTAAGATAAGGAGAGATATGTCAAAATATGGAACTGGTGGCAGTAAGCCGTCAAGAACAAGACGTAGTAGAAGAAGGACAGGTAAAAAGTAAATGGCTTTTATACACGGTAAAGATACCAAAGTTTTTATGGACTCAACAGATTTGAGTTCTTATTTAAGTTCTGCTGACCCAAGTAGAACAGTTGATGTTGGAGAGACAACCACTTTTGGAAGCTCTAACAAAACATTCGTTGCAGGAGAAAAAGACGCAACAGTTTCCTTCTCAGGATTTTTTGACGCTACTGCTGATAACATTATTCAAGGTCTAGTCGGTGCTAATGATAAAGTAGCTCTCATTGGATTTGACGGTGTTGACGCAACAGATGATTGTATGTTCGGCAAAGGTGTAACAACTAACTATGGGATATCAAGTCCTGTTGGAGATGTTGTTGCAGTTACCTTTGACTTACAAGCAAGTGGATTTTTTAGTGGAAGCGTTTTAGAAAACGCTACTGTTACTGCAACAGGTAACGGAACTGCTAGAGATAATGCTAGCTCTACTGCCAATGGTGGTGGTGCTTTTATAATTGCAACATCAGTATCAGGAACAAGTACGCCTACGTTGACTGCTAAGATTACACACTCAGCAGATAACTCAACATACGCAGACCTTGTATCTTTTACTGCTTTAACATCAGCAGGTGCAGAAGTTAAAGAAGTAGCAAGTGGCACAACAGTAAATCGATACTTAAAAGTCGTTTATACTGTTAGTGG